AGATTTAATTGCCAAGGGCGCCAAGATCAAAGCTGACGGAGTAATGGGTCCAGCAACACAAAAGGCCCAAGCACAGTTTGGAGGAACTCCAGCGGTAACTAAACCCGCAAGCACTGCCGCTTCAGATAGTGTTGGTAGTACTGTACGAATGAACGGTGAAACTTGGACTAAAACTGGCGATGTTTATAAAAGTGGCAAAGGCCAAACCATGTCAGCAGATGACATGGCAATAATGAAACTTGGCAAGGCTGATGGAAAATTAAGTCCTGGCGGTATACCAGTTCAGGGCAGAGATACCATTGCAGCCAATGTTGGAAATCGTACTCAAAGTGCTATGTTTAATATGGCAAAGGGCGGTGCTGATGATGCGGCCAAAGCAGCAGATGATGCGGCAAAACTTAAAGCATTGGGTGCAAGTGATGATGCGGCCAAAGCAGCAGATGATGCGGCAAAACTTAAAGCATTGGGTGGCACTGATGATGCGGCAAAACTTGCTAGAGCAGAAAAAGAAGCAATTGAGGCGTTAGGACCATTACAGAAGAAGGCATGGATTAAAGCTAATCCTAAAAAGGCATTAGCTCTAGGGCTAGTAACTGCGTATGCATTATACAGAATACTAGGCGATAATGACGGAGAAGGTTCACAACCAGTTACTCCTCCAGTTACTCCTCCAGTTACTCCTCCAGTTGATACTCCAGTTGATACTCCAGTTGATACTACAACGATCGAAACTGAGATTGCGACACTGATTAGCGAATTGGAAAAAGAGCCAGAATGCCAAAAAGAATTAGCAGCTCTAAAACAACAATTGGCTGGAATCACTGGCAAACCAGCAGATACAACTACAGCATCAGCGCAACGTGTGCAACGAGATGGAGGAATAGCATTCAATCAAGATGGCGGCGCCCTAGCAGCTCCATCGACAGTTGACTATCGTATTTCAACAGCGCCAAATGCCGCTGGTGCAAAACTGAACGCTATGAAAGAATCGTCAGATGAACTAGCTCGCTGGCTCAAAATAGCCCACGGACGGTAATCAAATAAAATGGCAGAACTAGTCTGCCATTTTCACCTTTAAAATTTCTTAAAGGTTGCAAAGGTAAGATAAGTACTGTATAATAGGCTAACAAGGAGATTTAACATGGCAGGTCGTTCATACGGTGCAGAAGAAAAGGCAAAATTAGAGCGTTTGATTTCGGAAGGTAGTACAGTACTACGTGAAGTTGAAGACTTACAAGAAGGCTTGAAAGAAACAGTTAAAGCAGTTGCAGAAGAATTGCAACTTAAACCTAGTGTGATTAACAAGGCGATTAAGATTGCTCACAAGGGAGACTGGAGTCAGTATAATGAAGATTGGGAAGAAATTGAAGCAATTTTGGATATTACAAAACGTATCTAAATCTGTTATAGTATAAGGGCAGAGCGGGCCATAATCCGCTTTATAGGTGTTTGTCAGCCAGAATTGACATGAGGAGAATAAATGAGCTATGTAGACGCATGGTTTGACCGTAGTAACGATGTTATTAAAGTTGTCGAACGCAACAAGAAAGGAGAACGGGAATTTAGAGATATTCCAGTTAAGCACACTTTCTATTACAAAGACCCACGCGGCAAATTTCAATCAATATACGGTGATCCAGTAAACCGTGTAATTTGTAAAAATACAAAAGAGTTACGTAAAGAACAAGCAATTAACTCGGGTAAGCAGTTATTTGAAGCAGATATTAATCCGATCTTTAGTACACTAAGTGAACACTATCTTAATCAAGATGCTCCAAAACTAAATGTAGCGTTTTTCGACATTGAGGTGGACTTTGATCCAGAACGTGGCTATGCAAGTCCCGACGATGCATTCATGCCAATCACTGCGATTGCTGTTTATCTACAATGGATGGAAACAATGGTTTGTTTGGCTGTTCCTCCTAAGAAACTTAAGATGGAAGATGCTAAGGAAATGGTTAAAGACTTTCCTAATACATATCTGTTTGAAAAAGAAGCAGATTTGTTAGATATGTTTTTAGACCTAATTAAAGATGCAGATGTTGTTAGTGGGTGGAACAGCGAAGGCTTTGATATTCCCTATACTACAAACAGAGTAACTAAAATACTAAGCAAAGAAGACACTCGACGTTTTTGTTTGTTTGATCAGTTTCCCAAGCGTAGAGAATATGAAAAGTTTGGTCGTGATAGTGTAACCTATGACTACATTGGTCGCGTTCACTTAGACTATCTTGAGCTGTACCGTAAGTATACGTATGAAGAACGCCACAGTTATAGACTTGACGCTATTGCGGAATATGAGTTAGGTAAACGTAAAACACAATACGAAGGTACGCTTGACCAATTATATAACAACGATTTTAAAACATTCGTTGAATACAACATTAATGACTGCAAATTGTTAGACGATTTAGATAAGAAATTAAAGTTCATGGATCTTGCCAATACACTGGCACACGAATGTACTGTTTTACTGCAAACTACAATGGGTGCTGTAGCAGTAACAGAACAAGCTATTATTAATGAATGCCATCGAAGGGGTATGCAAGTTCCTAACAGAACTAAAATGGATGACCGTGAAGACAACGATGGTGCCGCTGGTGCGTATGTTGCATATCCTAAAGAAGGTATTCAAGATTGGATTGGGTCATTAGATATTAACAGTCTATATCCAAGCGCAATTAGAGCATTGAACATGGGCCCGGAAACTATTGTTGGACAACTACGTCAAACACAAACAGATGAATTTATCGCCGAGCAGATCGCTAAAGGTAAAAGTTTTGCGGCTGCGTGGGAAGGTATGTTTGGCACTTTAGAATACGAAGCAATAATGGCACAAGAAATTGGTACTGATATCACTATTGACTGGGAAAACGGAGATACCGATATACTAAGTGCCGCAGAAGTATATCGTTTAATATTTGAAAGTAATCAACCGTGGGTTATTAGTGCTAACGGAACTATCTTTACTTACGAGAAGGAAGGCATTATCCCAGGTCTACTCAAACGTTGGTATGCTGAACGTAAAGAAATGCAGGCCAAACTCAAAGATGCTATCAAAGCAGGTAACAAAATTGAAGAAGAGTACTGGGACAAACGACAGTTAGTTAAGAAGATTAACTTGAACAGTTTGTATGGTGCTATTCTAAATCCAGGCTGTAGATTCTTTGACAAACGTATTGGACAAAGTACCACATTAACTGGTCGACAGATTGTTAAACACATGGCCGGTAAGGTGAATGACATCATTACTGGTGAGTATGATTATAGAGGAAAGGCAATTATATATGGTGACACTGACAGTTGTTATTTTAGTGCTTATCGCACTTTGCAGAAGGATATCGAAAAAGGATTAATCCCTTGGACTAAAGACTCTGTTATACAACTATACGATCAAATTGCCGACGAAGTTAACATTACATTCCCACAATTTATGCTAGACACATTCCATTGTCCAAAAAGCCGTGGTGAAGTTATTAAAGCTGGTCGAGAGATCGTTGCTATCAAAGGCTTGTTCATTACTAAGAAACGTTATGCTGTATTGTATTATGATAAAGAAGGCAAACGTACAGATGTAGATGGCAAGCCAGGTAAGATCAAAGCTATGGGCTTGGACTTGAAGCGTAGTGATACGCCGGAATTTATCCAAGACTTCTTAAGTGATGTGTTGGAAAAAGTATTAACTGGTGCTACAGAACAAGATGTGCTAGATCATATTACTGAATTCCGTGGACGTTTTAAAGCACGGCCAGGTTGGGAAAAAGGTAGTCCAAAACGTGCTAATAACATTTCAGCATATCGAGGTAAGGAAGAAAAAGCAGGCAAAACTAACATGCCCGGACATGTTCGAGCAAGTCTTAACTGGAATACTCTAAAGCGTATGTTTGATGACAAGTATTCAATGAGTGTTACTGACGGTGCTAAAGTTATTGTTTGCAAACTTAAACAAAACCCATTAGAATATAGTTCAGTGGCATATCCAGTTGACGAATTACGGTTACCACAATGGTTTAAAGACTTACCATTTGATCATGCCGAAATGGAGGCTACTATTATTGATAAGAAATTAGGAAACCTCATTGGTGTACTAAATTGGAATATTACTAGCACTGAAGAAAAGAATACGTTTAACAGTTTATTCGAGTTCTAATATGAAATTTATTATTGCGGGATATGGATTTGTTGGTAAGGCAGTTGTTAATGCGTTTAAGAATAAACACGATTTAACTATTGTTGATCCAGCATACAATGAAGAAAAAATACAGCATAATATAGATGCAGACGGACTTATTATTTGTGCGCCAACACCCACTAATAATGATGGTACATGCAACATCGATGCAATACATGATATTTTGCAAACTGTGCCAAAGTACATGCCTGTACTAATTAAAAGTACTGTGACTCCAGAAGTTGCTAAATCTATTATTAACCAATATAATGATCATAGCATTGTGTTTAGTCCCGAATTTTTAAGGGCCAGGAGTGCTAATCAAGATTTTTTAACTCAAAAATATATTATTATTGGTGGCGAAGATCCTGAATTCTTTTGGCACGAAGCATTTCAAACTACATTACCAAACTGTAGTATAGTGTTCCATTGCACTATTGAAGAAGCATGTATGGTAAAATATGCCGCAAACAGTTTCCTAGCATTAAAGACATCTTTTTTTAACCAGATATTTGACCTATGTACAAAGACTGGTATGGATTTTGATACTGTTAGGCAAATAATTGCCCTGGACCAACGTATTGGTGCAGACCATACAATGGTTCCGGGACCGGATGGCGAATACGGGTGGGGAG